GTCGTATAGCGAAGTGACATGACACCAGACAATTTGTCCATAAACATGGCATTGGTTCGAAGGGGAAGAGAAGTTGCGAACTGTCCAAAGGTAGTTGCAACATCAGTGGAGGTAAAATTACCTTGCATATAATTAAATGGTTTTCCCAAAAAGCTCTTAATGCTTGCGGGTAAACCATCATTGGGTAAGGAGAGGAGAGATGGAGGAAGAGAGATTTCATCATGGAGGGTAGCGATATCAACAACAGCGTCATCAGCAGCGCGGGTAGTGCTGCCAAAATTACTTTGAAAATCATCACCTCTCACAATGTCACTTCTTCTATCCAGATCAATTGGCAAGTCAGATGACTCGCCAGATTGAGCTTCAATATAATGAGAATCTAGCTTATCCATCCAGGCCGAGCGATTCTTTAACTCGGCGGGACAATCGTTATAATTTAATTGGTTCATATTTTTCATAGGGTTTTTGTGTGTACATTTATACTTTAGAGATAATGCACAGTCTCTGTTAGATTATGCCTTAACTAACTGGCGGAGTTTTTCATATTTAACAATACATCTCCTGATTTAAGATTTTCTCATAATTGTATGAGAATCTCATATTTTCAGGATAATATCCCAAATTCTTTTGAGATACTATGGCTATTTTCTTGGCCCAATGATTATAAACGTCACTACCGTGAAGTGTCAATTCACGAAGAACAGAATCTATGTTATCAATGCAAATTTCGTCAGCTCTAGCTCCACGTTTAGACCAATTTAGAATCTCTAATTGGCGCTCAACTTGATGAGGAGCGACGAATCTGCCGGCTTGAGAACAATATCTCCATTTTCTTTTCAAAAACTCTACTTCAGATAAATGTCTCATTTTCGTATTAACAACATCTTTAGTTTCACTAGTGTACACCAATCCGAGTTCAGACATATACTTACCGACGGTTACTTCAGTGAAAATCTTTGCATAACGTCCTTCAACAGAGAACACATTATCATCACCCATAGCAATCAAATAACAGTACTTATTGAAAGATCTCTTGAGTATAGAATCGTGTTCAAAAGCTCGATTCCAACAATATCTAAAAGCGATACCATTATACATTGTATTGACTACCGGAGTCAAAGGATGTCCAGAAGGAAGTGAGGTAGTCCACTCATAAATACATTTTCCTTGTATGTGAATGGAATTTGTCAATTCTAACCATAGTACTCGACGAATTAAGTTATCTTCTTCGTTAGAGTCATACCAGTTATTTATGACCTCCAAGATCTTGTTATGCACATAAGGTTTTTCTGTACCATCAAATTTCGAATAGTCACCTGCACCAACATTCTTTTCATCTCCGGGTGAGAATCTTTGAAGTTGTTTTGCGATCATATCCCATTCTTGAGAGTAAACATTAACACCGATAGCGCTCTGATTATAAACGCGATTACGTTTATACCAGAGTTGATAGGCTCCAAAATACATACGGTACAAGATTAACAAATCCAAAGAACTGGCAGATATTAATCTGGTCTTGAAATCATCTGCTTTTTCAATTGGACGCAATTCATCTTTCAAACAATCCATAAAGATATGTTCAGATCTGATTCCTTGTTTAGCCAATTGAATTGTATTATTGACTCTTTCTTTGAGCATAACACAATAATCGCCATCAAGATCAAAATCTACGTCATTTCCAAAATAAAGTTCTTTTCCTTTACCTTTGAAATTTTTAGGTTTCTGCACAACATCTGGGTAACCGGGTGAAGTGCGTCTATTGATAGAGTCGAACTCAGTATTTGGTATACCAAGTATAGCTTCTTCAAAAGTATAAAGTCTCTTTTCCTCATCAATATCACTGCTCGAGAACAGAAAATCTTGATAATCTTCAGTGGCTTCATTAATGACTTTCTTATTAAGAATAGGTACGTCCATTCTGTAATTTGTCATGGCGTACTTCCAAGGATCGCGAATAACACCATCTATACGTTCAGCTCTCAATTTCGCAGGTTTCATGTAAGGTTCAGTTAACATGCCTTGGATTCTAGAAGGAATTTCGGCAGTCTTAGTAGCCAATGATGGTGCAATGGGAGCATCACGGTAAGCATTAAATCTACCATCTCCAACTAGAGGTGCTCCAAATTGGGCAGTTGTCAATTCGGGGTCGCAGGATATTTTATATTCAGGACTAAAATGTTCGAGACACTCCTCAATCATTTCAAGAGTAAATATAGAAGAGTATCCCATATTTTGATGAGGAGATCCAGCAACGTGGATACCACAAATCTTGCGGTTAGCCATAGAAGGACTAAGAACACCCAAAATAGTGCCGCAGTCTCCTTTAGAGGTTGCAACATTATATGCCATAGTTGTCTTGATTTCATAGGGCTCAAGATCAATGTCGTTCACAAGTACACGACTCATGACTTTACCATGTGTTTGCACAGTACTCATCATCTTTCCAGTCTTTCCAAGAACACAAACTGGTTTTCTTCCAAAAGAATCAACATCCTTCTCTGTCATGATATATTTCATTATATCACGACGTGGTTGAATATCAGGAATGTTCACAAGAATCAAGTCTTGATCCTTAAGTACAGGGGTTTCCTGGAAATCACTAAGAATATCATAGATGGATAACAAAACTTCTCTGTTGCCATCATTGGAATTCCCTGTGGAAGTCAATCTAAATTGGGCATCTTTGACAGTTTCTGGTTCTTCTTCTAATCGATAGACTAGAGTGTCAACAAAGTGACGTGGCATAATAGCAATAGTCCCTTTAAGAAAAGTCAAATAACCTAATTTAACCCATTCGGAGTTCACATCCTTACGGGTCGTAAATTCAAAAACATTATGTCTTAATACTTTTTCAATGATCTGTTCTCCTTGTTTATCAGAGACTAGAGAAATTTGAGATTGTACTACAGATTGTCTTAACGATTTTAGATTCTTTCTGGCAACCTTCTTTTTAGCTTGCTTCAGCTTGTAATCACCTTCAGCTTCTTCAGGTTGACTAATCAAATCCTTCATATCAGAATTCTCATTGTACAATTTGAATGAATAAAAGATTGCGACAACAGATGCAAGAGTTGTTGCAGTCAACAAAGCATTTTTCCAACTCACATAATCCACGAAATGCACATCATCATATAACTTCTTCTTCAGTGTAGAAGCTACAGAATTGAACTTATCCTGAAGACTCTCAAGATAAGTTCTTTCAGGAAGGTCTTGACAAGTCACATGGATCCAAGATGCAAATTCTTCATCTTTAACTAAATGGGCTCTCATTGTTGGGATGGGAATACTAAAATTAAATAAATTCTCACGAACGTAGAAATTGCCTAATAATAGTTCTAATGACTCGTCAATAGATATATCAGTTTCAAATTGATTATTATAATCGAGTAAATCTGATACTCTCTTGCGAACTATCGCACGATTTGTCATATTCATCTTTTCAAGACGTGTTAATACAAACAAGCGTTTCTCATCAGAGACTCCATTTAGGAGCTCAGTAAGGTACTCTGTTGCTAATTCATCAGGGAATGCGCAAGGTATCTTAGGATCGTCGACTGAAGAGCTTTCAAACCAACCCATTTCAGGTTGAACTGCATACTTTTCACGTTGTTTCTTAAGCTCAATAAGTTTTTGTTGGTAACATTTCTTATTAAACTCGTAAGCAGCGATCATTTTACGGGCTACTTCCTCAAATTGAAGAATTTTACCAGTAGGTTTACTAGTGAACAAATCAATTTCGTGAAATTCTAAAACTTCATCGGGATTCGTAGATGTAATGCCCAAAGGTCCGGATGGTAATGATTCCATATTTACTTGTTGTTTCATTAAATGTGTACGATTTGCATGTTTCTTATATTCATCCTTAGGTACGGGAATGTAGGAGAATTTAAAACGACGCAATAAAGCTCCTTTATCATGGATACTTTGCACATCCAATTTTTCGGAATTAGACGTAGCCACGATAAACGAACATTGAAAACTAGTATTTCCTTTGTCTGCTATATCAGCCATGTGCAAATCGTAATTATTCTCATTGACAGCTCGAATAATGTTGAAAACTTCAGAATCTCCATTACCAGCCATATCTCTAATTTGCAAGAAATCATCAAACATACAGACGATTTTATCAGCGGTATATTTATCCCAATACTCATTCTCAATCAAACGATTGTAAATGAAACGTTCTGGTGTTTCCATAAATGCTTTCCTTTTGGATTCGTCAACAACAGCGCTGCAAAGAGCATGTGCTAAATGTTGCATCGTTTGAGTCTTTAATGTACCAGGACCACCTTGTAAGAGGACAGCAACTGGCTCTTGTCTAAGACCCTCTAACATAAATCCACTATCCATAAAGGCTTTAGAATATGTAGTCAATCTTTGTAACGCAGAATGCATAGTACTAATTAGACCTTGTGTAGAGGCGTTTTTAGGTATATCACGCATAAGTTTTAAACCTTC